CTGGGCTTTACCCAGACCCCGTAGCGGGGGGGTCAAGTATTCTCCGGGAGAAAGACTCACCCCCCGATGCGCTGGGAAGGTTCAGATGCCAGCAAAACCGTGAACCCTCTGACTACCTGGTAGAGAGGAAATTCACAGCACCGCGCCAATGGTGTTTGATCTTTACAAGGTCAAGCACCGTTGCCGCAGTTATCGGTTTAGGAGGCAGGTAGACATCATAGATGTCTGCCTGACTCCTAATTTTTGAACGTTCAACGGACTCAGTCCACGAAGGATACTTCGTGGGCTGAATATCCGTTTTCAGTAAGAAGGTTTCAATGGCACCCTCATCTACGATGAATTCGTAGGTCAGGATGCCAGTTCGCTCCTTCAAAGCGTCTGTAAATGCACGCTCGTCCGCGTCATGGTTGAACCATGTCTCGACCGAGATGTGCGCTATCAACTTGGTCACAAGCTTGTTAGCCGTCAGGTTAACAAGCTTGTAATCATTCGTAATTATTACGATCATTCCCGCATCGGACCTTTCGGCCCGAAGCAGGATGATCGGATCATCTTCGATGACATCGGTGGGCGGGAGTTCGTACTCCCGCCCAGCGATGACATCTTCGTAATTGTTGTCAAACCACTCCTCGAGTCTGTCAACCCCCCTGTCAAAGGGGTTGTCAGCTCTTGGTCGTTTGACAAACCGACTTAAGTAATCCCAGTCGACGTCGACCCTCAAAGGGTCGGAGTCGGCCAGGATTTTGACGATGTTAGCAGGATATAAGTCTTCCTGTCTTTCCGCCGCAAGGTGGTAAGGCTGGAATTCATACATCCTTTTGAATTCTGTAATTAGGCTCACCAGCTGATCTTTATCAGCTGGTGAGTCTAATTCAATAGACATTCCTTTAATCGTTTCGAAGAGATCAGCATGCTGATCCTGCGACAACGATTGTATCCGTTCTTGGAACAGGTAGTGGGCCGCAATCTTGGATTCCGGTACCAATCTACCCGTTCTACGTAACTTATCAAGTACGCCGCCGGGGAAGAGCTTCCACTCATCCTCGGCGACGCACCTGAATCTTCTTATTGGGTCGTCCACCGGGATCTTGTGGATCTCGATGTACGACTCTTTATCAAAATGGGCCTCGCGAGACAAAACTCCTCTGAGTTTTGTAATCGTGGGGCCCCTCTTTCCAAGCAATTCCCTCATCGACGTAAATATCACGTTACGTTGATGAGGGCGTTGCGACCAGATGGCATTGGCCCACGAAACTGGATTCCAGTTTGGTGGGACTTTGCCGATACCGTAAATCTGTCTGGGCAAATACACCGGTACCTTTTGGTACCGGAGGCCCAAACAAACGTCTTGACATGCGGAGGCCACAGCGAATAGGTGAACCAATTCGTTGTGGCCCTCGCGCCTAACATACTCCATGTCCTTACCCAAAAGGGTATATTTCCCTTTTGGATCAGAACTGAAGTCTCGTCTGTCTTTCCTCGTATCCACGACCAACCTAAACTTAGGTAGATCGAGGTACGGGGACAATCTATGATCTTTCATACGGTTAGCATTGCTAACCGTATGAAATCGATCGATCGGTAACATCATGACCTCTTCGCAATACGTGAACCAATCACGTGTTACGAAGGTGTCATCTTTTGAAAGGTCATATCCTAGTTGCTTTGCAGCATCTAGGAAATAACCAATCCAGTCCTCGGCTCGGGGACCAGTGACGATTTCAACGCCATCGTCACCGTTCCCCGCGCCTATTCTTATTATCTTTTCCCCAACCCTCAGGTCTGCGTACTTTACGCAGATCGGATGGGCCAGGGACAGATTTGTCTTGGTAAGGGGATCCCCCATGGGGATCCCGTTCTCAAGACGACAACGGTATTTGCCACCCACGTATATGTCCTTTTTACCAGGCCATATAGCGAGGATGTCTCTCAACAAATCCGGGGGACACTTCATTGCGCGCAGTAATGCGCCCATTGTAGCGTGCCCCGATGCGTGTGATGGTCTGTCCGTAGCCTTCGTCCAATCGAACGAAAGGATACGGACATCCTCTTCGAATAACACAAGTCCCCGAACGGGATCGCGATGATCGATCCCGCTCAGGAACTTGTAACCAAGTCTTGCGGCCTGGAACCCGTCCCTCAAAAGAGGGTCGGATTTCAAGGCCTCAATCGTCATATGTGAGAATGGTTGAAGGAAGGCGTCCTTGTAAAAGGAGCCTGCCGTCACCACTCTGCACTTTCCGTTTTCGCGGATGGCCGCAACATTTGTCTTCCAAATGATGGGGTCACCACGCTTTATCATTTCGCGGGCCTCCCGGAAGGTCTGATTCCCAATCTGACCTCCCGGGTTGTCCACGGAAAACCGAGGTAGAGGTTCAAATTCGAACTTATCAAACCGGCGTTTGATATGTCCAAATTTTCCCTCGTCTTTCTTACTTGATTCGACGCACGCCGAGGTGCTCACACTCATTCTGAAATGAGGTGACACCCCGGTGGCGTCTATTGATATTCGTTCGGCCACGAACTCTATCGCCTCTTGGAGGTAGAGATCGGGGCTAAACTCTCGAACCGTGGAGACCTCATCAATGAATTCATTGATTGTTGTCTCGCACATCTTGTTGTTTGCTAGGCCAGTGGCCCGAGTTTGCGTAAAACCGCAAACTCGGAACATCTTGGCCTTACTGTTAGATGCTGCCATTGGATTGTAGATCTTCAAAAGATCTGCAACCCAAGACAGTTTCCGTATTTCATTCCCCGCAGGACGGTATTCGAGCCGCTCGAATGCCGCCTTGCGGAGACCCTTCTTAAATCTCTTTAAGTCCCTTTGATAACCAGCGTAATCAAAGAGACAGTTTGAGATAACGTTATTGATGATCCTGTCGGTTACCTTATAGGCATCCGCAGGATCATCGCTGACCTTGAGGCACTCTGGGAATGTGACAATCAGTGAACTGATTATCGCATCCGCAGTGTGCAATATTTCTTTGAGGTGAAGCGTACCCTTCTCAGTTAAGAGGAGGGTACGCATCATCCTTTTCATATTGGGCTTTAATCTCCTGTACCAATAGGTACGAGAGTTCAAAACCCAAATTTTTGACTTTGGGGGGAGATGTTTGAATCTCTGAGATCCAAACTTCTCCTCCCATAGACTTTTGTATTCATAGTCCCATGCCTCATCGAGATTCGACGAAGCACAGGACCCATGAAGACAGGCAGAAGCGGAGGATAGGAGTTTCAAAAACTCCTGCCCTTCGTTAATGCCATTGCCGGCAGCTCTTTCCTCCCGTAGCGAAACGGTAAGAGGGATGCTGCGATGATAGTAAACCATCAACTAACCAACCTGGTTGGTTGGCTGATGTAAAAACCGCTG